TCCGTAATACCGCCGGCGGAATCTTTACAATCTAAACTATATCCTTGTGTTAATGCGCAGGGCATGATATATATGTTTTAAAAAGGGCGGCTATTGACCGCCCTTGTTATTAATTAATTACGCTTCGAACTTTACAACCTCATCAGGGAAAGCTATCTGCACTCCTATTTTCAGGTTGGCAGAAAACTTAACGTTTCTGTCATCTTGAGAATACCAAAGCTCAAACTGATCCTCTTCTGAAATCAAATCCACACCTAAGAAAATGTTAGACATTCTCATCGCATAGATATCGTTAGTGCCAGTCAAACCATGTACAGGGATAACCTTGTAAGATGTACCGGGTACTAAAAATTCAGAATCAATAGCATTTCCAGTAGATCCGGGGTTATAATGATACAGATTAAGATCTACATACTTTTGAATCAAAAGGTTGTAAACATCCCATCCTACAAATATGCGAACATCAGTCTTACCTTTGATTCCGTTAGGTAATGCAGCGATAACGGCTAAAACAGATTTTTGTGCTTTCTCCATTGTGTCGATACCGGTAATAGGCGCACCTGTTCCGTAGAATCCAGTTACGTTAGCATTTACACTTGTACCTGCATCAGCGATATGTTGTCTAATTCCTTTAAACTTATTTAAAAGTCCGTTGGTTCCGCCATATCCTGAACCAGTTGCAGTCCAGATAGCAGTCTCTAAAGCTTCTGCAATCTTACCAGCTTTGCGGGCAGTATACTCATTTGCAAATGCAATAGTATCATAATTTCCGCCGGCAGGTAAAGCCTTCTGCAAATAAACTGATTCCAGATCTTTAGGACATAAAGTCTCTTGTACTTTTACTTTCCCTACTGTCAAAGTACGCTGACTGAATTCAGTAGTACCAGAGCTAAGGAAACCGCAAGAGCTGTCATCTTGAAAGAAAACATCTGTATCCATACGGTTCACGGTCTGAGAGGATTTTACACCTGTCATAACGTTACCTTCGGAAAGAATGAGCTGTTGAGTACGTGCCTCAAACAGCGAAGCACTAACGAGTTGTTTCTCGTTTTGTTCTGTGTAAGCCGTAAGGCCTGTAACTAAAAATCCCATTTTGTTTTATTTTTTAAATTGTGAAACGAATTGTGAATAAGAACGAATTTTATCTTCTTTTGTAGAAGCTGAATGCTTTTTGAAAGTATTAGGCACTTCAGCAGGCGCTTGTGAAGGCACATTTACCAAAGTATCTAATAACTGAATAAGACCTTGCATGGCCTCTGATTGCTTACCAAATGCAGCCTTCAAACCTTCGTAATCAGATTGTAAAGCAGAAAAGCTTTGCTCACTTGCAGCGATACGGCTTTCAATTTCCTGAAATTTAGCAGTCATCTTAGCTTTCTCTTCCTCTTTATCTTTCATGTCGCTACCGCTTTCTATTTCAACCTCAACGGAAGGTTCTTCAACTTCCTTAGCCTTAATTTCAGCAATCACACCGCCTTCAGCTAAAATAACCTCAGTCCCATCGGCTAAAGTGTGTGAGCCAGCAGGTGCAGGCGTGCCATCCTCAAGGGTTACAACACCGCCAACCTCTAACTTGTCGATTAATACTTTAGTGCCATCCATTAAAGAATAGGCAGGGGCCGGCATAGTTTCTTCCTGAAACACCAGCTTTTTAACTTCCTGTAATAATTCAATCGGACTTTTCATATACTTATATACTTTTGATTTAAAAAATTAGACATTTTACTATGAAATCAATGACTCGAAAGCGTTTTGCCTTACTTTGTTTATCTCATGAAAGTTGTAATTTTTAAGGCAGTATTCTAATAACATGGCCCCTTGCTCATCCCTTAGATCCTTATCATTTACAAGCCTGTCAATATGCTTATTCCAGTCCGCCTTATCATTTACGTAATTAACCACATCTTTGGGGAAGTTTAAATAAGGGTTTACTTCGCTAACAATTACAGGAATACCCTTACCAGCCGCTTCTAATATTTTGATGTTAGACTTGTATTTATTAAAGTTATTCTTTACCAAAGGGATAAGCATTACATCGGCATATTTAAAAAGATCGTAATATTTAAAGACTTCTATGCCTCTAAAAATAGTGTGAGGCAATTTGCCGTCATTAGTGAAATAATTAACCATGCGGCCCCAATAATAACGCTCCACATCATTAGAGTCAGAGAAACCACCTACAACCATTTGAATGTTTCCACTTATTTTTTTGATAGGCCCTTCCAGTATCTTTAGATCCTGATCATGAGTAATGCCACCAGCCCAAAACAATTTAACGGCATCCGTTTGATACCTTTCCCCATTAAACGGACTTTCATTGTAGGGGATTGCGTTAGGTGTTATTAAAACATTCGGATTATGCACTCTTATCGCATCCGCCAACCTTTCATGGGTACAGGTAACTAAGTCCGCTGCCCTCATGTGTTGTATAAGTTTTGAGGCAAAGCCCGTAGCGTTAAACCCATCAAACATCAAATGATCATGGTTTAATATCCAATAATCATCCACATCCACTACCAATTTAAACCCGTACTTATCCCTTAATTCAATAAGATCATTATTTTCCCATATCCTATTGATAAAGACAATATCGTATTTCTTTTCGGCTAATTCTTCCTCTGTAATGGTATCTGTAATCCTGCCGTATTCTTTAGGCATAAATGAAATGGGAAGCATCAATCTATGATATCCGCATCCGCTGAATTTTTGGGTAAGTGTTAAGATTTTCAATGTTTGTTTTGTTTATGTTATAAAAATATTTGCACGTTTTCGCCTTCATTAATACCCCCGTTCCATAAATATAGTGTGCTTGTAGTAGGGTCAAATGATACATATCTTCTATCAGTACTAACCCCATACGTAAGTAATATGCCGTCAATAAATACCGTCGGCGGGTTTACAAAAGACTCATTAGTATATTCATAATATCCAAATTCACTTTCAACGAATTCTACGTCATCAATGAAATTATCTAAATAGGCTTTAAAACCGATTATACCGAGTGGGATCGGTTGCTTATTAGTAGGCATATACTATCTTTTAAATAAATACCAAAAAGAAAACCCAGCCATAGAAATAGCCGGGTTACACTTAACCAAACCCAAAACCAAACAAAACTATATATGTCGCAATAATTCACGAAGCTTCATGATAACCTCATCAGCACTCTTTCTCATTTTAATCTCTGTCATATCGAACATACCTTCAACGCTAAAGCCTTTAAAGGTGCCATCCTTTACCTTTTGCCATGTTTCTTCATTGTTTACCTTAGCTCCTAAAAACCATGTCCCATCTGGCAGGTTTTCAAACTGCTTCATTTTCGGAATGCCTTTACCCTCATCCGCTATCCATGACTGAAAGAATGTAATGCCTTCAACAGCCTTAGCGTGCATCTCATTTGCATTTTGCTGAAATCCTTTTTGATAGAATTTTAAAGCTATCGTTTCAATAGTCTGCTTGTCAAAGAATACATAATATTCGCCTGTCTCATCTTTGCGATAAATAGGCAGGTCCGGAATCATAGCAGGGCCGACAACGATACGCTCTTCATCATTTACAACGGCAAAAGCCTGCATCTTTTGTTTATCGATCTGTTCTAACTTACGCTGCGCCCATTCGATACCGGCATCGCCTCCCCATGCAAGCCACATTAAGCGGCCACATCCATCGCCTAATTCATTTTGTGAATTCTGCCTATGCCTCTCAAATGCAGCCATGCGAGCAATCGTTTCACGGCTTATAGCCTCTCCGTTCGCTAATTGGTTTGCCCTTGCCTTTCCGACAGGCGTGCCACACTCTCCCCACCCATTCTCTTCGGCCCATCTCAAGGCTATCCTTGCATTTTCGCTTGCAGCCTTAGGATAGTCCGTATAGCTTTCCTGAAACTTTTGATCTTTGTTTTCCCATTTGCTGTAGCATATAGCCGCCGCCTGATCTTGATCTTTACCTTCGCCTACGACATACGATATACAACGGGATATAAACTCATCTTCATTTTCTCCTTTATTAGGTTCAATGAATAACTGCTTATTGAAAGCAAAAAAGTTTTCTCCAATTGCAGGCATATCTACTAAAGCGACTGCATTAACTTCCTGAATGGCTTGCTCATCCTCTTTGATTGTGAGCTTATATAGTGGTAACTTTTCCATATTATCCTAACCTTGCATTACGCTCAAGGTAAGCGTTTCTTTGTTCGTTATTTTGCATGTCACTATTTAATATATACGCACGCATTGATTGATTGCC